CATGAAAGTCTGTTCTTCATTTCGACGCCGAGTTGTCCTCATCCTGAGGAGCATCGCGCCAGCGATGCGTCTCGAAGGATGGCCCCGGGCGACGACCTTTCGAGCCGCCATCCTTCGAGACGCCCGGCTTCGCCAGGCTCCTCAGGATGAGGACCGGAGGTTTGAAGACGCTTTCGTATTAGGAGCATCGCGAAAGCGATGCGTCTCGAAGGATGGCCGCGACGGCAGTGCAAGCTTCCATCCTTCGAGACGCGAGCCTTCGCCCGCCGGGCGAAGACTCGCTCCTCAGGATGAGGTCGGAGCGAGCCTCGATACGATAAGCTTCACGGCATCGGGCGCGTGGTCGCGGTGCTTGTCCCGCACGAATATTGGATTCACCCACGTGTCGCCCGCACCTACCGATGCGAAGCTTCGGCTAGGTTGCGCGCGTCGGCGCGAAGTGTGCGTGACGGTGGCGAAGTGTTCTATGAGTTGTAGTCTGGAAAGACCTCTATTCCCAGATCTATCTGCAAAGCTGAAAGGCGCGCCAGATCGCGCCAAGAGAGGCTGTCGCCGATGTTGATGTCACCGGGAAGATTGACAGCAAGCTCGATCGAACCGCCGCCGTCGACGATTTCCGCCAGAAACGCCTTATGAGGCTCCAATCTGTCTATCATTTTCCCGATATCCGAGAAAAACAGGCGATTTCCTTCAACATCGAAACAATAGCTCCACACGCTGAATTTGTGGTGTCCGGCAAGAATGACGCCATTGGGAGCTTTTCGCACACCACCCGCCATAGCGGAAAGGTGCGGAGTCGACCCCAGAGTTTCCGTGATGCGGTCGGGATCGATATTCGGGTGCCTGATCAAGAGCCGAACCTCATAGCGAAGTTCGCTGGTCTCCTCATCCGCGATCTGTTCGGTCACCATCGATCTCTATCCTTTCCTCGCCGTCCGCCGGGTCTGCCAGAACCCGTCATGTTCTGGGCGGGCCCAAAGTTCGTCCAGCTGCCGTCAGGGTGTTGTGCCCAAACTTCGCCGTCCGGCGAAATCCGGACATCATCCTTGGCTCCGGCTCCAGCAGCCTTTTTTATCTGTTTGTGGTCCCCCGACCAAGGTGTTTGATCGATAGGACGAGACCCGGCGGGCGGTCGTTGAGCATTCTCGTTGTGAAGGATGTTCCCGATCGCATTCCCGATCGCGCGGCCGGCGCGCCTGTTCGCGTCGATAAAATCGCGGGTCCATTGATCGTTTTCCGGTGTTCCCGGGCGGAATATTCCACCGGGGTTCGGCAGCGGTGCGGCGGGTATTGCCGGCGCATGTTGTGCGAGCTGCACCGCGGGGGCGGCGGTGTTCCCATCCGAGGCATTTTGCCGAGCGGCGGACAGGGGGCCTTGTGCTCCGCCCGGAAATCCATCTCGAATTCGGTTCGTAGAGTTGAGGCCGGCGGCGTCGCCCGTGGATGATGCGGGGCTCATCCCCTTCAAGGGATTATCATGGCTCTCAGGCGCGCCTTTCATCCCCGGAGCGAGCGGCGTGGGCGCGGATGCAGAGCCATCATTCCCGTTGATGAGCGCTTTCATCAACTCAGGTTGTTTGATCGCCGCGGCGATGTCGGCCTCGGGCACGCCTTTCATCCGCAACGCACGCGCGGTCAGGTTTGGGTAAGGACCCGACGCGGCAGCGCCGGGCAGCGGCGCGGCCGGCGCCGGGCCGCGCGCCCTCGCCAAGGCATCAGAGGTCGCCGGCCCGTCCGGATCGCGTCTGTCATAGTCGGCGACGCGTTGGCCGTTGATGGTTTGATTGCGCGGATTGACAAAGGCGGGATGCTCGCGGCCGGATCCGTCCTTGATCAGCTTGAACTGCGCTTGATCGGTGAAGACTTCGGGCAGCATGGTTTTCGCCGCTTCGGGATTGAGAATGGCGAGCATGGCTTTGGAGGCCGCGCTCTCCGGCTTTTCGCCGTTGGCGATCAGCGCCTGCCGGATGGCCTGATACTGCACATCCAGATTCGGTCCAGAGGCCGGCACGTCCTGCGGCGCGGCCGCGGCCGGCAGGTTGACGCCGCCAAGGCCGAACGGTGTGGATCCGCCATAGGATGCGGCGTCAATGCCGGCGAGCGGCGGCGCAGGGTTCATCGCCCCAGGCGCGGCGCCCGGAACTGGAAGGCCATGGGAGGGGTCCTGATGCATCGCCGCCAGCCACGCGGCGGTCTGGCGTCTCTTTTCCGCATCCTCATCGGCCTCAGGCGCGGATGGGGGATATTGCCATGACGCCGGCAGGCCACCCAACAAACCGCCGCCCCGGCCGGCGCTCAGCAGCGCATCGAGCAGTGATGCCATCTCAATCCTCACAATCCAAAAATGCCGCCGAGACCGGAAAGAAGACCCGACCCCATCTGCCCAAGCGCGGTGATCGGAGCCGTGCCGCCCTTCGGCGTGCCAAACAGGTTGCTGATGATGCTGGAGCCCTGCCCGAGATCAGACAGCAAGGAAGGGTCCGTGGTCGTGTTCGACGTTCCCGATCCCGTCGTGGTCGAGCCCAGCGCCTGCGTGATGGGAATGCCGATCTGGGCGAGCAGACCGAGACTCGACGCCGGAATGCTTTGCGCCAGCTGCTGGGCTTCGAGCGTCGCGGTGGGCGCGTAGTTCTGCGCCTGCAGCGCCGCGCCGGCGGCCGTGGTGCCGGCCTGGGTGTTGGTGTTGTACTGGTTCTGCAGCCCGGCGAGCGCGCCGGAGGTGGTATTGCCCGCGTTGTAGAGATCTTGCGCGGCACCCTGCTGATTCCTGACGTTCTGATTATATTGCGCGAGCAACAGCGGCGCTTCGGCCTGGGCGATGCCGGTGCCGTAGGCCATCTGATTGGCGCCGGACAGCGCGCGGCCGGCGCCGGCAAACTGCGAATTCACGCTGTTGGAAACCTGCTGCTGGATCGCCTGCAACAGGGCTTGCACGCCCGGCGTCTGCGTCGGGTCGTAGTTGGTGTTCGACGCCAGCGGCTGGGTTTCCGCGGTGTAGTTTTGCAGGTTCTGGGTCAGCGCGGGCGCCTGGTTCAGCGCCCCGCCGCCGCTGAGCAGGCTGGTCGCGTTCGCTCCGATCTGCGGCGCGTAGGGGTTGCCGGCCTGCGCGTTGGCGGTCAGCTGATCGATGGCCCCGCTCTCCGTCGGGTCAAGGCCGCTGTTCGCGATCAGCGGGTTGAGTTGGCTCAAAAGCCCGTTGACGGTCGGCATCGCCGCCGCGTTGGGCGCCGTGGTCGACTGCTGCGTCGTCTGGGTTTGCTGGCTAGACGATCCCATCAACTCAATTCCTTGTCCAAGAGGATCGCCTTGACGGCGTATCCGTTGAGCGCGCGCAGCCAGCCGCGGCGGCCGATGATGCGGACGCTTTTGCAGCCTTCGGCCTTGGCGTAGTCCTCGATCTCGGCCAGCAGCGGCAGCCAGCGCCGCCGATCCGCGCCGCCGCACGCGGTAATCAGGCACACCAGCCCGGCGTCGCTCTGCTGCAGCGAGGTCGAGGCCGCCGCTTCGATCCGGCCGGACCAGGCAATCCAGATCAGCGCATCGCCTTGCAGGATATCGAGCTCGACATCGCGAAAGGCGGAGAGCCCGGCCCGCTCGATCGCCCGCCGCAGCAGCGGCGCGACATGCGGCCAGACCGAGGCCTTGTCGGCGGCGCTCATGAGGCAGACCAGTTCAACCGAGGATGGCATAGAGAAAGGTCCGGTTCGCGGTCGCGGAATTGGTATGCGTGATGGTGAAGCTGTTGGCCGAAACGTTCGAGACGTACATGTTGCCGCTGGCGAGCTCGGCCGCCGCCGCTGGCGTGTTAGCTGTCAGGATCGGCTGCGAGCCAGGCGCGATGATGCCGGACTGCGGCGGGATCACCACCGTTGTTGCCGCGTTGGTCGAAAGCGTCACGATGCCCGTGGCATTGGACCGGCCCGCGCCGAGCTGCTGCAGCGACCGGATCAGATTTTTCAGATCAGTCTCGTTGAGCCCGGGAATATAGACGGTCATGGGGTGCCGCTCGTGGTGATGCAAAGGTGCATATCGGCAGTCTCCCCGGTCCTGATCCCCAGCGAGCATCGCGCAAGCGCGATGCTCCTCAGTACAAAAGCGGCTTCGAACTTCCGGTCCTCATCCTGAGGAGCCCGGCAAAGCCGGGCGTCTCGAAGGATGGCCGCTTGCACCGTCTTTGCGGCCATCCTTCGAGACGCATCGCTGACGCGATGCTCCTCAGGATGAGGCCTTCAGTCATTGCGTTCCGTTGGTCGTTACATCCGGCTCGTAGCCGGCGCAGAAGGTCCAGGCCGTTGCCGCGGGAATCCGCACCTGATAGCGCTGGTAGCGGGCGTCGCGGCGGATATCGATGCGGCCGGTTCGCGCGCTCAAGGCCACTTCCGCGCTCGCGATCGGCGTCTGCGCCTGGGTGTCGCGATAGGACACCGAGCCGAACAGCGCCGGCGCGTCGGTGACCGGGCGAAAGCCGCGCAGCGAGATGCGCTTGCCATCGGTGCCCTGCTCCGAACTCTGCAGGATGGCCTGCAGGTTCGCGCCCGTGAAAAACCCCAGCATGTTCGTGCCAGAGAACGCGGCCAGTTGCGGCTGCACCGCGGTCGCATAGGAGTCGAGGCTCAGCGTCATCGCATCCACCGAGCCCGCGACGATGCCGCCGCCGGTATAGGCATTGACAAAGGCCGAGGCCGCGCCGCTGACGTTGTTGGAGATCAGATCGACCTGCGTGGCGTTGATGACCGCGATTTTCCACCAGCCGTTGGCCTCGACCGTGCCGGTGGCGTTATCGATCGCGACATCGCCGCCGCTAGCGAGCGACGCGGTCGACGCCACCGTGACCCGGATCAGCCCCGCGCCATTGTTGGCCATGGCCGTGATCGCCATAGCGCCGGGGGCGATCGGATCGAGGCTTTGCAGCGTTAGGCCGCTTTGCGAGATGCCGAGCAGGTATTGGCCGCTGATCGCAACCGTGAACCAGCGGTCAAGCACGTAATCATAGCCGAGCAGCGTATCGAAATTGGCGGCCTTGCCGGCCAGCGATTTGTAGGCAAAGTAGACCCGGGTCGATCGCGGATCGGACGCGCCCTGAAAGAGCTGCAGGTTGCCGTTGTCGAGATTTTGCAGGAAGGTCCGGTCGACCCGCTCGCGGCCGACCTGGGTCGGCACCCCGCCGGGCGGGATCATCATGAATCCCTTGTTGCTGAAGAAGAAGATGTTTTCGCCTGCGGTGACGATCGAATAGGGCGCATAGAGCCCGTTGCCGGCGCTGATCCGCTCGATCTGGAAGATCAGCGGCGAGCCCGCCACATAGGCCATCGAGCGGATCGCCTGGTCCTGGAAAATCACCCCGGACTGATCGCCGCCGGCAATGCCGCGCACGGTGCCGCCGTCCGGAAAGTCCTGAAAGTCGGCGCTGTTCAGCCCCGAGGTCCAGCTCTGCGCGGTGTTGTAGGTATAGAGCCCGCACCACTGGATCCGGTAGGGCAGCGACAACAGCCCGGAGAGCACGAGAAAGCCGCCGAGCGCGCTGATAGAGGCGGCCTGCGGCGGATTGCCGAGCGCGTTGGAAAACGCCGTCGATTGGGTCAGGTCAAATACCTGCAACAGCGCATCGGCCTGCGTCGCAAATACCAGATTGCCGGCTTGCGCGAAGCTCCAATTGGCGTTGGACGCGAGCGTGCTGTAGGTGCCGCCGCCGAGCGAGACATCGGTCCAGCCGTAATTGGTGTTGTTGAGCTGGTAGAGCTTGTTGCTGGTGCCGGCGAAGGTCACCACCGAGCCGTCATTTTTCAGGGCGTAGAAGGCGCCGCGGCAGGGCGCCGGCAGCGCCTGCGCATAGGGCGAGAGCGAGGCAAAGGGCCCATAGCCATCGCCGCGCGGCAGCACGTTGCTGATGCTATGAACGGATGCGCCTTCGTAATCACTGACATCCGGCGTCCATGGCCCCCACTGAACGAGCGGCATTACTCCGACTCCGGATCAGGAATGGACATCGCGTTGTCAGGTGTCCACACCGCCGAGATCGGGGACTTTGGCAACCAGTTGACGAAGGTGCGGGTGAGCGTCGCGGCGTTACCAGTCCCGAGAAATTTCGTACCGCCGGACGGCTGCAGGATCGAGAACATCGCCGCGACGCCGCCGAGCGCGAACGCGCCGAAGCTTTCGGCGAGATAGTCGCCTTGCGGGAATTCAAGCCGCGAAGTGAGCCGCAGCTGAACATCCGGCGCCGGCGGGTCCCAGGCCGCGCGAATGACGAGCGCGCCTGGCGTGCCGCTGGTCGGATAGGACGGGACCGGCGGGGCTGGAATGAGCCAAAAGCCCGGCCGGCGCATCATGTAAGGACCGAATGCGCCGAAGTAGGTATAGCACCAAGGGTCAAGTTGCCAGGACGCTAGCAGCCCATTGACGGATACCGAACGCGCCGGATGAACAAAGGTCGTGTTGCTGATCGATTGGCCGGGGATGGCAGGCGAAAGCGTCTTGGCGCCGAACGGTTGCGATGTTCCGAAGTAAGAATAGGTCCAAGGATCGGGCTGGGCGAGTGCGACCAACTCCGTAGCGATCGTGACGGGGCCTTTGAACGCGATCGGCGCAAACATGCCCGAGACGTTCGAAGCGACGTTTGCCGAGCCCGCATAGGGTTGCGCGGCGCCGAGGGTGCAATAGGTCCAAGGATCAGGTTGCGCGAGCGCGACCAGCTCAGCCGCGATCGTAATCGGTCCCTTGAACGCAACCGGCGCGAACATGCCGGACAGATTGGAAGCGGCGTTGGAAACCCCGGCGTAGGGCTGCGCCGCGCCGACAAACGAATAGCTCCAGGGATCCGGCTGCGTGAGTGCGACCAACTCGGCGGCAACGGCAAACGGCCCCTTGAAGCCAGGCAGGAAACGCACATCCTGCCCAGGGATGGCAGCGGAAAGCCGCGCCGGCGCATAAGGCTGCGTGGCGCCTTCAAATGAATACGTCCACGGGTCCGGTTGCGCGATCGTGACTTGCGAGGCCGCCAGCGCCTTTGACAACAGCGGCGGCGCCACGCCGGAGACCTGCGCCGCCGACGTCAACCCGGCATCGGGTTGCCGCGCGCCGGCGAATGAATAGGTCCACGGATCGGGTTGCGCGAACGATATCAGCGACGCGGCGATGGCGTTCGATGCGCCGGCAGGTGGCGGGGCCATGCCCGAAAGCAAAGGCGCCGCCCAGGTGAAGCCCGCATAGGGCTGGCGCGCGCCGGCGAACGCATAGACCCAGGGATCGGGCTGCGACAGGCCGGCCAATTCGGCCGAGGTCGCGAACGGTCCCTTGAAGCTTAAGAGAAAGCGGACATCTTGTCCGGGAATGCCGGCTGACAACCGGGACGCGCCGTAGGGCTGCGCGGCGCCTTGGAACGAATAGACCCAAGGATCAGGCTGACCCGTCGCGATCACGGCAGCGGATATCGCAACGGGTCCGCCGATATTCGAAGGCGGGTTGTCGCGATCCTGGCCGGGAATAGCCGGTGAAATCTGTCTTGGTGCGTAGGGCTGCCCCGCGCCGAACAGCTCATAAGCCCAGGGGTCAGGTTGCGCCAGCGCGGCCAGCGCCAGCTGCACCGCGGCAGGCCCGCCGATCGTGGACGGTGGCACGTTGGCGTCCAGCGCCGCCGTGAACGCCGTTTGCATCGGCGCATAGGGCTGCCGGCCGCCGAGGAAAGTATCGAGCGACGGGTCGGCGTCGAAACTATATGGAAACGAGCCGACCGGCCACAGCATCAGAACTGCAACTCGATGTTGGCGACGGTGACTTCGGTCTTGTTGTCATCGAGCAGCACCACGCTCTTGGCCAGCCCCACATCGAAGGCCTCGCCGTCGGCCATCGTGATGGAGCGGACCACGGTGCAGACCTTGCCGTCATGCGGCCTGGTCTGCGGTCGCGAAGAAATAATGGTTGGCATCTCGTTTTCCTTTCTTGAGGATGGAAGGCGCGGCCGCATCCGTAGGGCGGGTAGGAGCCGAAGGCGTAATCCGCCGTTACACGCACCGGAACGGCGGGTTACGGCTTCCGCCTCCGCTCTTCGAGCTACGGCGGACAAGTCGCCTCCAACCCGCCCTACGAAGCCGCTAGATTTCGCGGAACACCGTGCCGAAGGCCCAGTTGGTCAGCGTCTGCGGCGCCACCGGGAAGAACAGGCCGAGGCCCTGCGCATAGCCCGCCGGCATGATGCGGGTTTCGGCCGGGGTCGGCACGTGCAGCCAGCCGTTGAGCACGTTGAAAGCGTCGTCCCACACCGTGGTCTTGGAGCCCGCGCCTTCGGCCGAGGCGTTGATCCCCGCGGTCCCCGCCGCGCCCGCGGTGCCGCCGGCGATGACGGAGGCGTTGGGGTCGGACACCTTCAGCTTGGTCGGCGTCGCCGCGGTCAAGGTCGGAAACGCGGTGGCCTGGGTTTCCAGCTGGATGCGCTGCTGCGCCGAGGTGGCGTTGGCGGACTGGCCGACCCAGAACCGCAGGAATTCCAGGTTGACGGAAGGCGCCGCCGCCGGGTTGACGAAGATCAGGGTCGAGGCGCCGACAACGGTCAAGCCGCCGGACGAGATCGAAAACTCACGCATGGTTCATGGACTCCTGTTGAATGCGCTGATATCGCGCCGGTTACCTTGCCCAAGGGCGAAGAGGCAGCCCTGTCGTGGGCGACAAGGCGAAGTCGTGCCGCGCGGGTGAAGGCACGTTCCCACGGCGTAGGGGCGGCCCTTGTGGCCGCCCTCGCGGACCGCATCACGAAAATGGAATTTGTCGCGGCAGGGCGGCCACGAGGGCCGCCCCTACGCCGACAGATGGGATATCGCTTACACGAACGTGCGGCCGTTCCAGGTCCGCCAGCCGGCTTCGCCGAAGATGCGAACCTTGTGCTGGCGGTATTCGATCCGGCAAGCATGCTCGCCGGTCTTGACCCCGTTGCGGATCACATCGAATTCATATTCGCCGGTGCGCCAGCTCGAGCCGCGGTCGAAGCCGAGCGTCCACAGCGCATTGTCGTTGTCGCGGATCACCAGCGCGGGCGGGATCGCGACATAGGCTTCCGTGACCGGCATATGCGGTCCCTGCGGCGCCATGAACGGGAAGCGTTTGAGGCTGTAGTGCGGTTGCTGCATCATTGGAGCGTCAGGATCCCGTTGACTGGATCGGTTTCGACGGTGAAGGTGTTGCCATTGGTCAGCGTGATCGGCGCGCCGTAGTCCCACCATCCGATCAGCGGCTGGCCGGCGGCCGTCATGTTGTAGAGCACGGCGAATTCAAACGGGCCGATCGAGCCGCCGGCGGCGATCCACGCCGGCGATGATCCGCCGAACCGGAACAGCCCCGCCGTCTGCACGCCGGTGAAGCCCAGGGCCTGGCCGCCCGCGGTGTAGCCGTTGCCGGTGAGAAGATCAGCCGGCGCGCCGTAGAGCGTATTCGACGCCACCGGCTGCACGTTCGAGAGATAGATGCCGAAGGATTGCGGGCTGCCGGTGAGCATGTTGTGCACGCCGGCCGCGACGTTGCCCACGAAGCAGTTGAATTTATTGAATTGAGCCATCAGGGCGTCACTCCCGAAATTCGGATTTCCAGCGGGCCGGCGTTGTAGGCCGACATCTGGCCCAGAGCGTTGACGTCATTCAGCGCGGTGGAAAAGCCGAGGCCCCAGGTCTGGATGCGATCGTCTTCCTTGATGTAGGGCGCGGATTCGAGCAGCGCGCCGTAGAGATAAAGGTCGGGCGCCAGCGTCAAGAGCCAATTGGTCGCGTTGAGCGCCAGCGCCGGGATGTTCTGCCGGTAGACCATCTCGACGGTGTAGATCTGATCCGGCGTCGGGCACAGTTCGAGCTCGCTGCCGAAGATCGTGAAGAACAGCGGCTGGTTGATGGTGTCGCCGATGCTGGTTCGGTATTCATCGAGTTGCGCCGGTGACTTGAAATCGAGCCGCGCGGTGCTGATGATATTGGCGCCGCTGCTCATTAATTTGACCCGCCGCATCGACTGGAAATCACCGGGCAGCGCGATGTATTGCGGCTCGTTGCCGGTGGGGTTGGTGAGCGTGGTCGAGCGCTGCTCCATCTGCCGGCAGAACAGCATGCGGTTGAATTTTGCTTCCGCCAGCTGGACAAACGTCGGGATGCGCGCGATCAGCGTCGTATCTTGATCACGCGCCAGATATTCCGTCACCGTCGCTTGTAGCGAGGGATAGTCGAGGATGAGGGTCACGGGAGATCCTAGTTGAGCGATTCGTTGAGGCCTATCATATCGAGCCTTGCTCCGACCTCATCCTGAGGAGCGCGCTCTTCGCGCGCGTCTCGAAGGATGGCCGCTTGCACCGCCTTTGCGGCCATCCTTCG